GCCACAAGGCGCTATGTGATCAAAAGCCTGTTGCACATGGTGCAGACCGCAGAGTCTGAATCCTCCAGGCTGAGGGCCCTCGAAGGGCTCGGGAAGGCCAGCGGTGCGTTTACACCGGTCCAGGCAGACGCACCGAAAGCGGTGACGCCGGACCAACTGCGCAGGGAGTTGCAAGGGCACTTGCGTTTAATCCAGTCCACGCAACGCACGGGCACCGGCGGACGTTTACACCAGGGGGCGGCGGTCGATGCAGGGCCGGGGGGCTCGGACCCCACCGTGCCCCCACCCCCCGCTGCGCGCGAGTGACCACCCGCCTCGCGTGTACGCTGTGTTCCACACAAACAATCCTCCCCAAAATAGAAACACCCCCCCATGCAAGTCCAAATTCACACCCCCGGGGGGTATATATATTTTGAGATTGCCATTTCCGCGAACATAGGTTAGCATTTAAACGTGATCAGGGATAACGTGAGGATTGAGGCTGTGTTGCTGAAGGACTATGCGCATCCGACGATGCGGGCAGAGCGGTGTTTAAAGGAGTTGCATGACGCCGTGTTGGACAAGAACTGGGACAAGGCGCAGGATCGTTCCAAGGAAGCCATTAAGTGGATTTGGGAGATTCAGGAAGCCTTGTATGAGATGAGGAAGAATGCGTCCTAAGGCCACGTTGACCAAGCGTTGGAAGACGGTTTTGGATTTCATCCGGGCGTATTCCAAGATTCATGGGGTTGCTCCGTCTTACGAGACGATCGCAATGGGTTTGGGGATGAAGTCACGGTCCAACATTCACAGGATGGTCCGTCGGATGGAGGAAGAGGGCTTGTTGGTGCGAGAGCCCAGGAAGTTCTATGCCCTTCGGGTTGTGGATGACCGTGGGGTTCTCAAGTTGTGAGTTTGCTTACAAAGCAAGAGGTCGCGGGCTATCTGTCCTTGGTGGACAGAGTTCCTTCTGCTGAACGGTCCAAGATACTTTCTCTTTTGGAGATGGATCGTGTCCAGAGGTGTCAGGAGTCTTTCCTGTTCTTTGTAAGGCAGATGTGGCCTGGGTTTATTTCTGGCCGGCATCATCAGATCATGGCAGAGGCTTTTGAGAGGGTGTCTTCGGGGGAACTCAAGCGTCTGATCATCAACATGCCGCCCCGTCATACCAAGTCGGAGTTTGCTTCTTACCTGCTTCCGGCGTGGTTCTTGGGTAAGTTTCCTCAGAAGAAGATCATTCAGACTGCCCACACGGCAGAACTGGCCGTCGGCTTTGGCCGCAAGGTCCGTAACTTGGTCTCTGGGGATGACTACCAAAAGGTTTTCCAGACCAAACTGTCCTCCGACTCTAAAGCGGCAGGCCGTTGGAACACGGAGCAAGGGGGAGACTACTTTGCTATCGGTGTCGGCGGTGCTGTGACGGGTAAAGGTGCTGACATCCTGATCATTGACGACCCTCATAGTGAGCAGGAAGCCAAGCAAGGCAAGCCTGAGGTCTATGACGGGGTGTATGAGTGGTACACATCCGGCCCGCGCCAGCGTTTACAGCCCGGCGGGGCCATCATTGTGGTGATGACCCGGTGGTCCAAGCGTGATCTGACCGGGCAGGTGCTCAAAAAGAGCGCCCAAGATGGGACGGATGAGTGGGAAGTCATCGAATTCCCTGCAATTCTTCCCTCTGGGAACCCTCTTTGGCCTGGATTTTGGAAAAAAGCGGAGTTGGAGGCCCTCAAAGCCGAACTTCCGGTCTCCAAATGGGAGGCTCAGTACCAACAAAACCCGACTTCCGAAGAAGGCGCCATCATCAAGAGGGATCAATGGCAGATTTGGACCCAGGCAGACCCTCCTTCTTGTGAATACATCATCCAATCATGGGATACGGCCTTCGAAAAGACCAATCGGAGTGACTTCTCAGCCTGCACGACATGGGGGGTCTTCTATCAGGCGGACAAAAACGGGGATGAGAAGCCCAACATCATCCTTTTGGACGCTTACAAGCAGCGTTTGGAGTTCCCAGAACTGAAAAAGAAAGCCTTCGACATGTGGAAGGAGTGGAATCCAGACACTCTGATCGTCGAAAAGAAGGCCGCCGGGTCTCCGCTGATCTATGAACTGCGCAAGATCGGTATCCCTCTTTCGGAGTACACACCGAGTAAGGGAAGCGATAAGATCGCCCGCGTAAACGCCATCTCGGACCTGTTTGCGTCTGGTGTCGTTTGGTGCCCGGAAACCCGATGGGCAGAGGAAGTGATGGAAGAAATGGCAGCCTTCCCCAATGGGGACAACGATGACTTGGTGGACTCTTCAAGTCAGGCTTTGATTCGCTTCCGTCAGGGCGGCTTCATCGTTATTGACAGCGATGAAAAAGATTACCCCGTGCAGCCCCGTAGGGTTGCGTACTACTAAGGATCAACATGGCAACCAATATCGACCCGGCAATGGTTCCCCTCCTCCCAGAAGAGATGGGAGATGAACCAATGGTTGAGATTGAAATTGAAGACCCCGAGTCTGTCAAGATCGGGATTGACGGGTTGGAGATTGAGTTGGAGCCGGGTCGGGAGACCGCCGAAGACTTCGATGCCAACCTCGCAGAGTACATGGACGAGGGAGACCTGCAAGGTCTTGCTTCTGATCTGATCGGTCTTGTAGATGCGGACATCAACTCCCGCAAAGACTGGGCAGACATGTACGTCAAGGGACTTGAAGTCCTGGGCATGAAGTACGAAGAACGTGCTGAACCCTGGCTTGGGGCCTGTGGTGTTTACAGCCCCATCCTGACCGAAGCGGCCATCCGCTTCCAATCGGAAATGATCACCGAGACCTTCCCGGCTCAGGGGCCGGTCAAGACCCAGATCATTGGCGAGGTCACCAAGAAGAACGAAGAGTCTGCCGAGCGGGTTCGTGATGACATGAACTACCGCTTGACGGACGAGATGATCGAGTACCGCCCGGAGCATGAGCGGATGCTGTACTCCCTTGGTCTGGCCGGGGCAGCGTTTAAAAAGGTCTATTACGACCCAAGCCTGGGAAGACAGATCGCCGCCTACATCCAGGCAGAGGACATGATCATCCCTTACGGCGCTGCCAATGTTTACACGGCAGAGCGCGTCACCCATGTGATGCGCAAGACCGAGAACGATCTAAACAAGTTGATGGCTGCGGGCTTCTACCGTCACACTGAACTGGGTGAGCCGGTCAGAATCTTCACGGACATTGAGAAGAAGAAGGCAGAGGAGCAGGGCTACACCCTTACCGATGATGATCGGTATCAGGTGCTTGAGATTCACGTTGATTGGAATCTGAAGGGCTATGAAGATAAGGATGATGAAGGCGAAGAAACGGGCATTGGCCTCCCGTACGTCATCACCATCGAGCGAGGTACCTCAACGGTTCTATCTATACGACGGAACTGGGATGAGTCCGACCGAAGAAAACTCAAGCGACAGCACTTCGTTCAGTACACTTATATCCCTGGCTTTGGTGCTTATGGCCTTGGCTTCATTCATATTATTGGTGGTTATGCTCGTGCAGGGACCGCGATTATTCGCCAGTTGGTCGATGCAGGCACACTCAGCAATCTGCCGGGTGGACTCAAAACCAGAGGTCTCCGCGTTAAGGGCGACGACACGCCTATCGCACCGGGTGAGTTCCGAGATGTAGACATCCCCTCGGGGGCGCTGCGTGAGAACATCATGCCGCTCCCGTACAAAGAGCCAAGCCAAGTCCTGGCTGCGCTACTTGATCGGATCACTGATGAGGGCAGACGCCTTGCGGCTATTGGTGATCTGAAGTTGTCCGATATGTCTGCCCAGGCTCCCGTTGGGACAACCTTGGCCATTCTTGAGCGGCAACTCAAGACGATGTCTGCTGTCCAGGCTCGCGTGCATGCAAGCCTGAAGATGGAATTTAAACTGCTCAAGCAGATCATCCGGGACTACATGCCGCCGGATTACTCCTACATCCCCGTGGGAGGAAACCGCGCTGCAAAGCAGGCTGACTACGATCTTGTTGAGGTGATCCCGGTCTCTGATCCGAACGCCGCCACAATGGCGCAGCGGATCATGCAGTACCAAGCCGCTCTTCAGTTGGCTCAAGGTGCCCCGCAAATCTATGACCTGCCCAACCTGCACCGGCAGATGTTGGAAGTTCTTGGCATCAAGAACGCCGACAAGTTGGTGCCTGTGGAGGATGACCAGAAGCCCCGCGATCCGATCAGCGAGAACATGTCGTTCCTGACGGGTAAGCCGACGAAGGCATTCATCTATCAGGACCATCAGGCCCACATCGCCACCCACATGGCGCTGCTCCAGGACCCGATGGTGGCCCAGATGATCGGGCAGTCTCCGATGGCCCAACAGATGGGCGCAGCCATCATGGCTCACGTCGCAGAGCACATGGCCTTTGCGTACCGTCAACAGGTCGAAGAACAGTTGGGCGTGCCTCTCACTCCGCCCGATGCTGAACTCGATGAGCAGGCAGAGGTGCAAATCTCCCGTCTGGTTGCTCAGGCCGCACAGCAACTGCTTCAGTCCAACATGGGCAAGGCTCAACAAGCCCAGGCTCAAGAGATGGCGCAGAACCCGCAACTCCAGATGGCGCAGGCAGAACTGCAACTCCGTGCTCAAGAACTGCAACGCAAGGAGCAGGACAGCCAGAGAGACTTTGCCATCGCCCAGGAAAAGATCAACCTGGAGCGGGAGCGGTTGGCAGTTGAAGCCCAGAAGGAACAGGCCCGTCTGGCAAACCAGAACCGTCAGGCCGACAAGAAACTTCGCGCCGAAATGATCAAGACGGTGATGAAGCCCCGTGGTCAGAAGCCTATGCCTAAGCAATGAGGATAGACAAGAGTTGGCTTGAGTGGATTGCACACAACGCTGCGGCGGGTGTGCAGTCCAAAGACCTGATGGGGGTCATGCTTGAGCATGGCGTCGATAAGGATGACGTTCGGATTCTGATTGAGTGGGTTACCACAAACCCACTGATGGGCGCGGTTCAAAGGATGCATAAGAAGCACGAGAAGTTGGCTTCGATGATGCGTAACGTGGGTGCGGTGCAGCAGCAGGCGCTTGACATCCAGAAGATTGATACGCCGGACGAAGACACTTTCTACCGGGAGTATTGGTGCAAGAACCAGCCCGTCATCTTGAAGAACATGGTTGATGACTGGCAGGCCATGACCAAGTGGACGATGCCTTTCCTGTCGGAGAACTTTGGAGATCAAGTCATTGAGATTCAAGAGAACCGAGAGAAAGACCCGGACTACGAAATCAACAGCATCAACCACAAAAAGAAGGTAACAGTCCGAGAGTTCATCGACCGGATCGGCAAAGGACCGTCGAACGATTTCTACATGACGGCCAACAACCACATCTTTGAGACAGAAGAGATGGGAGTCCTGCTCAATGACGTTGGCAGCGTGCCTTCTTACATCACGCCCCCCAAGGAGCGGGACGGCAATTGGTTCTTGTGGGTTGGACCGGCAGGCACGATCACACCCCTACACCACGACGAGGACATCATCTTCCATACCCAGATCAAGGGCAGGAAGAGATGGAAGTTG